TGTTGTCCAGCAGGCGCCGCTGGATGACCCGGCCGTCCAGCACCTCCTCGAGCAGCACGACACCGCGGAAGCCTAAGAGATTGTTCATAGCCACTCCGCTCCCTCTGACCAGAGGATGTTGTCGAGCCCCCTGCTCCAAGTCCCTACAGCTCCCCACTTCGGAGTCAGCGACGGCTGAGTGTCATCAAGAACGACGTCCTCGGTGAACGTCACCGTATCCTCCTTGCTGGTTATCCTCACCGTCGTACTGTGGACAGTGCTGCGCTGCAGCCGGTTGTGCTGATCGAACAGCTCCCGGATGATCCTTGTCAGCTCCGTTGTTCCTCTTGGCATCAGCTACCCCTGAATCGCCCGGTTGGCGAACTCTACCGTCGTTTCGAAGAGGATTACGCCGCCGGGCTCTCCCTTCACCCTCTTAGTCACCTGCTGGGCCCAGACCGGGATATCTATCTTCACGGCCGTCTTCCAGTACGTCTCGGCATCGTAGAGATCCCGCTTGCTGGAGGAGAGGTCGAACGTCTGGCCGGCTCGCCAGCCGCCTACCACCTGCGTACGGAAGGTGCCGTTGACCTCCGGCCATGCCGTCTGGTTGAGGATCATCGTCCCGTAGGCCTCGGCGGCCTCTTGGCTGCCCAAGCGGACATCGCCCAAGGAGATGACGTGTTCATAAACACCACCGCCGTTGACCCCCCAAGTGACACCCTCTCGGTCGGCCATCATCTTCTGGCTGTCGTCGTCCTCCACCATGAAGATGAGATCCTGTCGCATCGGCGTGGTCGTAGCGTTCAGGATCTCGTTGGGCTCGAGGTCAACCTTACCATCCTCCAGAAGAGGGAAACGAAGGCCCCAGTTGATCAAGCAGACGTAAACCGTGCCCGCCTCACCACGCAGAGTGCCCTCATCGCTGCTGAGTGGGTCAAGGGACACGTTCCACTCCGTCACCGACCCATCAGGCTTGATCGAGGTTACCTCCGTGCTCTCGACCCCCTCAGGCTCGGAGAACAGCTTGTAGAAACTGGCCACACCGTCGCTGATGAAAGTATCCGTACGGCTGTTGGAATCTGGTACGGAAGCATCCTTCAGGTACACCCGGTTCTTGATCTGGCTGATGTCTTCCGACCACGACAAATCCCCCAGATCCTCGTCGGTGTCGACGTCGTAGATATTGCCAGTCAGCGGCGACACGAAGCTCGGAGGCGGGATGAAGTGAACAACCTTGTCGAAGTCGACGTACCAGACGTAGTTGCTGAGATTGGCCAGCTGGTCGAGGATCGCCGTCACCGCCATGTAGTCGTATTGCTGCTCGGGGATGACCACCCCGTCTTGGATGTCGGTGAGATCGACAGCGAACTCGCCGGCGAAGTCGGTCAGCACCGTCTTAACGATGTTGCCAGCCAGATCGGGTCCGATCTCTTGGTAGATGGCCAGCAGCCTGTCCAGCCGCCGCGCATAGTCGCTGCAGCTGACGGAGTAGGCATAGGCATCCGGGTTGATCAGGTGCGTCTCGTCCACCGTCGTGATCTCACCACCGAACTCCTTCACCGCATCAACGGTCAGGATGATCTCATTGCCACCCACCGGCCGGACGTCTGGATCGGCCACAAGATCAGCAGCGGTGATGATCATCTCGAAGGTCATGGTATCCGACCTCGCCGGCACGCTGTCAGAAACCTCGATCGACAGGAGCTGGATGAGGTCTGTTCGGTCGACACCTCCGATGGTGATTGTCAGCGCCATGACAGAATCCCCTCAGACGCACTGAGAAGACCGTCAGCGGGGGAGTAAAGACGAGAGGGTGTCCTACCACTCCACAGAAAGAAGCCTGCCGCCGTCGCGTCGCTGAGCTCGTCTGGTGACACGTTAGCCCCTCGACAGCGCCCTGCGGGTCCCGTGACGCACCCGCTTCATCTGGTGGTTGGTGATGATCTCGGCCAGCTCCCTCATGCCGTTACTGCCAACGACGTTGCCGTGGACGTTGATCTCGAAGGTGTCGCCGCCGGCCGCGGCCATGGCCGGGCGCATCGCCATATTGCCAAGGATCGACTGTGTCTGCTGGTTGCTGTAGACACGGCTTCCTGACGGAGCAGCGATCAGCTCCTTGCCCTGCTCGCCGACAACCGCAAGGCCTATCCGGCCACCAAGGGCCATGGTCTGGATCTTGGCGTCCAGAGCATTCAAAGCTGCCAGCTTGGGTCCAACAGCAGCCTTGATGGCCTCTATCTGGTTGACCAGCCAGAAGGCCAGCCCGGCTTGCGCGTCTTGGCTGGCCTGCGCCAGCCTCCTAGCAAAATCGGAGGCCCTGGATATCAGAACGGCTATCTCAGCCTTTAGAGTGATCCACTGAAGCAGCTCTCCCACAGAGAGCTTCGTGATGGCTTCAGGCCCAATCGTCACCCTGGCTATCTCGTCGGCTATAGCCGCAGCAGCAGTAGCGATCCTGCTCTTGGCCATATCCAGACCTGTGGCCATGGCAGTAGCAAACACGGAGGCAAGGTTGCTCCCTGCGGTCGTAAAGATGCTCTTCTGAGCCTCGATCCCTGTCGCCGTTTTGCGGAGAGAAGACGCAATGTCGGACTGCTTCGAGTCCATCCCATCGATGAGGCTCTGCATTACCACCCGGCCGTTGTTCCTCAGAAGAACGGCATCTGCAGTCTCTGGTCCCTTCCAGCCGACGATCTTGTCCTTCAGACTTCCCAGCCAGCTCTTTACGTCTGGCAGCATGTCCTCCATGCCATCGATGAGGCCACCCAAAATCGACTCGCCGATACCGAACAGAGTCTGGGAGATGGTGAAGGCCGTACCGATCGCTGACCTGATACGTTCTAGCAGGCCACCAAACCATGGCTTCAGACTACTGTCCCAGAAGGAGGTGATCCCGTTGTAGAAACCGGTCAGCAGGTCCTTCCCCCTCTGTACCAGCGTCAACACAAGGTTGCCCAAGGCTGCGAGAATCCTTGCCGGCAGGCCGGCGAAGTAGGCGACGATATCGTTCATCATCTCGGGAATAATGCTGGCACCGACCAGTTCCCGGGCCAGCGTCCTGAAGAAGTTGATCACGCTGTTGACTAGTTCTGTGACCCAGCGGATGACACGGCCGGGCAGGCCCGCGAAGTAGCCAACCACCTCGTCGACAAGAACCCTCACGGTGTCGACTACGTTGTCCTTGAGAAGGCCGAAGCTTTCTGTCACGATGACCGCCAGCAGCTCGACTATCCCCGAGATCACGTCCACCAGCAGCTTGAGCTCTTCAACCATCAGGTTCAGAGGAGCCATAGCGAGATTCTTGGCATTCTGCCATGCCGCAGCCCAGTTTCCAGACAGCAGGTTACCGATCAGTTCGATGACGTTCCGGAACACTGTGACGAAGAAGTCCAGCATGACAATCAAGGACTTCAGCGCGGCTATGGCTATCTTCGTGGCCGGGCCAAGTGACTGCTGCAGCACCGACGCCAACCGCTCCAGCCAGTTCACAACCAGCATGATCGCTATGCGGAGAGTGACCCTGAGGATATCGGCCACCGTTTCCAGCACGGGGGTGTAGTAGGCCTTCAACACATCAGCGGTCTTCTCAAACATTGTCAGCATAGTGCCCATGACAGGCCCAGTGGCGAACCCGACGATGTCCCCGAATATCCTGATTAAAGCAAGATCGAGGTCGATCAAAGCCTTTGTCACAGGGCCGCCAGTAACACCTTCGAAAAGGATCTTGAACGAGCTGGCCAGCCCTGCCACGTTCTCTCCCAGCTTCTGCAATGGGGTCCCGAGAGAGGACAGCGATCCAAGGATCTCTGCTATGGGAATCTGGAACTTCAGATCGGGCAGCTTTAACCCCCCGAACATCGCATTGAACTGATCCTGCACCCAGCCGACAATATCCGTGATCCCCTTTCGGAAGCCAGTCAAGATCTGCTGGTTACTACCGAGTCCAATACCTGCAGCTACCAAGACCGCGACGATCGGATTTAGAACTGCCGCACCGAGCACAATTGCTATCTTGCCCAACGTGCTACTGGCAACCTCTTGGATATAACCACCGAGTACGGACAGACCTTCGAGGAAAGCTGCCCTCACACGCTTGTCGAGCCAGATGTCCAGACCCATCGAGGCGAGAGCACCAACTATTGCCCCGATGATCGCACCGGGTATGGCACCTACGCCAGCGAAGGGGGCCCCAGCAGCAGCACCGACAAGGGCACCGCTGATGGCTCCGAAGATAGCATCGACGAGTAGGAGAGCTGCCCCCTGGAACTTGGCCGGGACAAACGCCTCTATAGCTCCTCTGGAGAAGACTTCCGAGATGAGAAGGAACAGGTTCCAACCGGTGAAGATGCTCTTGACCATCGCTGGGAGGCCCTTGGCCAACGCCATCAGACTGTGAGACAGCGATTGCCGAATCATCCGGAACACTGTTGTGAATGGTGCAATCGCTAGACGGGGAGGCGCCGTGAAGCCCTTGATCAGAACCTCAACCAGCTCGCTGGGTGTCGTCGCGGCTATCTTCCGAAGCTGGGTCATCTTCAGCATGTCGCCGATCGGGTTGCCGAAGTCCTCGACAAAGAACTTGGCGAACGCCTTCGCTGCCCGGAAGAAGGCAACCCTCTTTGGGACCATCTCGTCTACCGAGTCTGCCACAGCCTCTCCAAGCTTACGGGCGTTGGTATCGATAGTGTTCAGAATGGTCTCAGCGCTTGCCTTGTATTCTCGATTCAGGCCATCTGTGCCCTTGAGCATGTCATCGACGGCGCTATCTAGAGACTCCACCACGTCCCGGCCCAAGCCGTTGTCGATAGCCTCGACCATGTCGTCGGCAGAGGACTTGAGATTGTCGATGGCCGGCTGGAACAGCCTCCGCACGGCCCTGCCGAGACCGCTTCCACCACGCCCCTGAAGGCCTCGAATGAAGGAGTCCAGACCAAGAAGAACCCCGTGCAGAGCAAGGACAGCGATATGAGATGGCTGCGCCAGCGACATCAGGCCGCCAGCCAGCTGGACGAAGAAGTCCTTCAGTTGCCCGAACAGCGGCCCCAGATTCAGGTCCTTCAAGAAACGGGCAAGGATCCGCAGCCAGTCCACTACCGGCTTGATCAACTGGAGGAAGTACCGGAACGCGTTAGCCGCGATCCGCACGAACTTTGCTAGGACGATGAGGGCCCTGGATATCAGCACCATCAGCTTGAGGGCTAGCATCATCGCCCCGACCATGCCCTTACCGACCACGTTATTGAACTTGTCGGCATCGGGGAAGAGAATCCGGAAAGCGGTACGCAGGTTGGCTAGGAACTGCCGCCAGAGATCCATTGCCGGCTTGGAGGCCATGAAGCTACGAACCATCTTGGCCACCACATTGATCAGGTTAGCTAGGCTGTTTATAGCCGGAGCCAAGACGTCTCTTGCAAATGGCTCGGTGACGTCGCGGAGGAAGCCGTTGAATGCCTCCCTGACCCGACTCATGGCACCCGGCAGCGTCCGTGCAAACTTCTCCGCAGCTCCTTGGTACCGCTGCAGCAACTTGATGACGAACTCGGCACGGGCGCCGCGGGACATCTCGTTGAGGTCATCAAGGCCCTCGTTGAAGATCTCCGGAATGACACCCATCACCGAACCCAACGACTCCAACGAGCCTTTCTCACGGCCAACAGCTTGTGTCAGCAGGCTCGCAGCCTCGGAGATCTCCAGGCCGAAAGTACGAGCGAAGTCTGCCACGAGGTCATGCTGGTTCAGAAGGGGCTGCAGACCCTCGCGCTGGAACGCCTGCATCGCCTTCAACGAGTCCGCCCAGCCGAAGCCAAGCCTCCGGGCGAGATCGTCAGTGACACGAAGAGCAGCTCCCACTTCCTTGAAGGATCCCAGCTGGCTGGTCAGTTCGAACCGTGTCTTCTGCATCTCCGCGCCGAAGGTCTTGGCAGCAGAGATGAGGCTGGTGTACATCTTGATAAGGCCGCCAAGTACAATGGTGAGTGCCATGACTGCCAGCTGCACCCGGACGACACCGAACCGCATGAAGATAAGACCGAAGCCAGCGAATAGGATATTGCCTCGGAGAAGGGCCATGGCTGTCATGACGCCCTGTGTGGCAGACTGCAGGAACAGCAGCGACTGAGCAGTAGCTCCGGTATGAGTAGCGAAGCCTACTTGGTGCTTCTGGACCTCCTTCAGACGCAGACTCTCTTGCTGGAGGAGCTGGTTCGTCCGCTCCAGTAGCGGCTGAGTAGTTCTAAGGGCGGCTTGGCCGGCCGCAGACACAGTCGACCCTTTGCTGGTGGCCTCCTCGATGGCAAGGATGATCCCCTGTAGCGCCTGTGGCCGTATTTGAGCTCCGGGACGGAGAAGGTTCTCCAGTGCCTGCGCGATATTGAGCAACGGCTGGTTGGCCTTCAAGGCCGCGCTGGTGATATCCCGTAGCTGTGTAACAAGTGGTTTGAACTGATCTTGAGCCATCTGGGAGGTCGTACCAGCTCGTTCGACTGTCGTCATGTACTGCTGGAAGGCGGCGATGGCCGGCTGCAAGGCCTCACCGGCCCTCGCGCTGACCCCCTGCACAACATTCAGCAGGCCTTCCTTGATCTTGTTCAGCCTTTCTAGCTGTAGCAGCCCGGGGTCGCCGGATATGGCCATACCCTGCAGCTCTTCGGCAATTGGACGAACCCGACTCTGCATAGGCTTCAGAGCCCCAGCAGTGCCTCGGCGGTTCATCACCTTGTCGAGAACAGTCAGCGCATTATTAAGGCTCTGCTGGATCTCCTCACCAGACTTCGCTGCCGAATCGACCATGGAGGTCAAGGAGCGATCAAACACCGTCTCTAACTCTTTGACCTTGGCCACAATCTCTGGAGACGCACCGATGGATTGCAGCGATTCCGCAATCTTGGCTGCGTTATCAAGAGTCGCCTTCACAACGCTTGGTGGAACGATGCCTTTAGCGAAGCTACGCCGGGCTACGGCATTGACGTCCTTGAGAGCGGCACTGGCAGCCATCAGAGGGGCGACAACGCTGTCGAGAGCACCGCCGGCCACACTGATCTTCTGCCGGGCCATGCGCTGAGCGGCAGTAGTGACCCCGATCAGCTCATTGGCCAAGGTCCGGAGCTGCTCGCTGCCGGTTACGCGTACGTCAAGCGGGAACTCAGCCATTTATCCGCCCCTGCTCAGCCTACGCCGTGCCAAGGCCCGCCTACGACCGACCACAGCTATCGCCCTGCCCCGCCGCTCCTCCACCGGGATCAACAGAAGGTCACCCCACAGAGACTCCATCTCGGCTTCCTTACGGGCACGGGTCTCGGCCGCCTTCCGCTGCCCAGTGCTCTTCGTCGTAGCCTTTAGCTCGGCTGTAGTGGCTGGAGGCTTCAGGAAGGCCTCCATAGCTTCTGCCAAGATCCGCTCAGCCTCCTTTAGGACACTTCTCCAGCGAGGGCTGTTGACCGCCAGATTGAAGAAGTCATAGCCTCCGTCGTCCGGAGGAGCTCCTTTGCGTAGAATGCTGGCGTACAGGGCGTAGAAGGACTCGACCCCACCACGGCGCAGCCTAGGCCTGCGTCTCCTCCCCTCAGGACCGGGACGAGAGCGTCGCCCCCGACGAGGACCAACTAACCCCTCCTGTGTTACACGCAACCGTCCTTCGTAATGGCGGCCGCCAAGGCCAGGAGCACTGGTGTCGATACCTAGCTTCCTCTCAGCCCAGAACCTGATCCTGCTGGGAGGAGGCTTGCGGTCGGTACCAGCGAAAGGCTGGGCGCCTCGGATGATCGGAGCGATGTAGGAGATCGGGGCCCTGATGCTATCGTTCTCAACAGCATCGGAGATCTCCGGGTACATTCCGACCACGACCGTCGGGATCTTCAGGCCGGCAGCGCTGGTCACACCGCTCTTCTTCCAGCCGGCCGCCCCGGCCATCTGACCGGTGAACATCAGATCCAATTCATCGATGGCTTCGACAATGACACCGGACAGGGCCGTGCCGATCGCCTCGGAGGCGTATGAGATGAACTTCTCCATCTCCTCTTCTACGTACCTCTGGGAGACGGCATAGCCTTCCAAGCCGGCGATAACCGCAGCATCGACTCCTATCTCGATCTGGAACTGCGTAAGGGACTGCCTCGCCCGCTGGAGGTACTTGACTGGGTTGAAGGACCACTCTTCCCCGGCGGCTCCGAGAGCAGCTCGCTGCCATGCTGGCAACAGGGACGGAACCGGGCGGTTAGCGCCGAAGCCGGTAGCAACCCCGGCCTGACCTACAGCATGTGCACCAGAAGGTAGTACCGGCCCTCGAATATCAGGAGTTTGGCTTGGAGAGCCTATCTCACGGGTGCCACCAGCCATCGTTATCTACCCCTCACGGTCACCTTGGGCTTGGCAGGCTCGTAGTTAGCCTTCGACTTCTGCGCCTTCTGCGACAGCTCGTTGTAGAGACCGATCCGCCTTATGAAGCCCACCGTGTTCTCTTCCCTCAGCTGCCTTTCCGTCCAGTGAAACTGCTCGCAGAGTGAGATCTCAACCACCCAGTTGGGAGCGCCTTTCCCTCCGGCCGAGAAGGCCGCTAGGGCTCGCTCCCGTTCTCTGGGGGGACCTCTTCCTCCTCCACCCCCATCGCTTGGCTGACCATGTCCATCAGCACCTCGGTCGGTAGCCGCTTGTAGCTCTCCGGATCCTCCCGGGGCGGCGGCAGGACGTCACCGGTCTTGGGATCGGTGATATTCCAGTCACCGACCAACAGGCGATTGATCAGGATGCCGACGAACAGCGGCGCCTGTGTGTCATCGGCAGCTGCCTTGGCCCGCATCTCCAGCAGCTCCTCCATCTCGCCGTAGAGCATGGAGTTAGCATCGACAGCCTCGTAGAACATGTCCGGCTGACCCCACTTCTCCAGCGTCAGCCGCTTCATCTTGGGCAGATACCAGCCACCACGTGCCGGTGTCGGCTTGCCCCTCGCTTCTGTCTCCGTTGTCATTTGACCGCTCCCTTCTTCCGTAGGATGAAGTCACCGTTCTTCAGCTTCAGCAGGACGTAAGGCCCTACCTCCTCTCTGGCTACTATCTCCAGCTCCACACGCTCGCCTCCGTCTTCGTAGATATAGACTCCTAGAGGCACGGCTGAAAGGCTCTCAGACGCTGCAGGATCGATCACACGGCGTATCAGCTGCACCTGCCCTAGGCAGGTACTGGGTATCCTCCCCGCCGGCCTGCCACGGCCCTCTCGGCGGCGCGGCTCAGGCTTGGGCAGCCAGCCGCGGTCGATGTAGTACCGGAGGCTCCGCACAGAGACACCGGTACGGTCGCTTACCTCCTGCAGCGTCAGGAGAGTCATCTCAACAGATAGTGTCTGAGTAAATGACGAAGCACGTCAATTATTGCTGCCAAGGCCTTAGATACGATCAACCCCCCGGCCGTACGGGGGGCTGATCGCCAGAAGGAGAAAGCGGTCGGTTGTCTTTAGCTCGCCGGGTGGGTGTAAGCGGCCATGGCATTCCGCAGCCGCACACGGACGTTGGTCATGTCAGTGGACGCGGCGCCCAGGACGGTACCCGTGGTCGCCAGCAGGCCTCGGATGTTGTAGCTGATCGTCATGTTGTTGCCGGATCGGTCGATCTCCGCCGGGCTCTCCCGGTAGGACAGCTTGGGGAACTCGAAGTCCAGCGACCGGGAGGCGGCACCATCTAGATAGCTGCACTGCAGGATCAGCGCCTCTGGTGGGTCGGTGGTATACACCTCAAGGTCACCCTCGACATCGAAGGAGCACATGAGCCGACCGGTCACAGCGACCAAGCCTGGGTAGCACTGCACCGGGTTCTGGCTGTTACTGGCTACGTACAGGAGGTCAGCATCCCGAGCGATGGAGATCTCTCCCTCGATCAGTCGGCCCGGGCTTGCCCCAAGGCCAGCGGAGGTCGTGACATCCATCTGCCAGCCCCGGAAGGGATCATCGGTGGCGTCCACCGCCGCGGAGGCGGCGATCGCAGTCGACATGCCATAGCCAAGAAGGGTCGTCTCATGCGTGATCAGCCCCTCACCAGCATTGAACCGGAAGGTGATGCCGGTCGGGAAGCAGCCACGGTGGGTGTAGCCATTGGCAACTGAGTCGTCCTGTAGCTGCACCAGCATCGACAAGCCGTCTGCATCGGGAGCCGCCAGCACATCATACAGATGGGTATACGGATCGGCAGTGCCGCTGTTGGTCACCCCACCGAAAATGCACTTCAGGAACCAGCCCATCTCCGACGGGTAGACAGGACCGGAGAGGCTGAGCTCCGTCCTCTGGACACCGGCCAGCTGGTTGAAGCCGATGGCGGGCAAACCACGGCGGGCGTCATCGAAGATGTTGTCGAAAACAGGGACCCCGGACGTCGGCTCGACCGGGAAGAACTCCCATGTAGGGCTGGCTGGGGTAGTGGCCCACGCCACCGTTTCTGGAGCGATATGCACCCCAAAACTTGCAGAGCTAGCCATCGTTCAGATCCTCCTCACTCTCGGTTGTAGACACTTCCTCCACTACAACTTCTGGTTCAGGCAGCCGTTGACCACGGTAAGCAATGAACCCCCTGCGGCGGAGTGGTAGCTCACATCTCGGACAGGCATCGATGACACCACCCTCCATCGGGTGGTTACAGGAGCCAATACTTATCGACTGGACATCCGGGCTGAACAGCTTCGTCACCGATGCCTCCTAGGCTCAGGTTAGGGGCGCTCCAACCACGGCTGCAAATTTCAGACCGCTCTCCTGCCGCTGCTCTTGCGTAGTTCCCGAATGTCGATACGGAGCTCGACAGAGTGACAGGAGTAGGGCCCAAAGGCGGAGTGACCGATCGTCCTAGCCTCTGGGCTGCCGATCTCGAACAGGTCGCTCTGGTTGTCCGGGTTAGGTATCTCGTAGACGCCCTCCAAGGAGTCGAAGACAGAGTCGACGATGTCTTGGAAGCGGTCCCACGTGCCTTCGCCCTCTCCGTAATAGCCTCGGATGATCAGGCCGTGGATACGGTAACTCTGCTGCGGGGGAAGCTGGCCTCTGACAACCGACACCGATACACGTCCAATCTGCCAGATGTTGATCCTAGCCTGCTCACTGACACGTACCTCGTCAGTCTGCGGTTCCTCTGCCAACTCGATGATCTGGGCCAAGGTTCGCAGGTCTTCCTCCCCAACATAGACTTTGCCGACACCGCTAGCCCTGTTGAGAACGCTGGCAACGGCGTTTGCACCGGCCTTCCAGTGACCCAACAGCTACCTCCGGAAGATCCTCTGGGTTTGTGGGCCGTGGGTAAACGGAGGCATCCCCCAGCTCATCCGATCATCAGGCGCCGAGTGCCCACTGACAGCAGTTACCTTGGAGCCTTCCGCCGGGATGCCCATGTGGTCGGCAAACAGCTCCCAGTGCCGACGGGCCATTCTTTCGTACTCAGCCACGGAGGCTCGGAGAGACAGCGGATCGTCACGTAGAGCCGAAGGAACAATCTTGGCCATCTCGGCAGCCAAGCGCACCGCGGCGAAGTGCGTTGCTAGGTGGCCTATAGCCTCTTTGTCGGAGTCTGGAACAGTCGTATCAGCAGCGGCCGTACCGATCACCCGCGGGCGGGTGTAGGCCACCCTCGCCACATCGCCAAGAGCCGGCGTGGTGTACAGAAAGCGGATGACTTGGCCAGTATCATCAAGATAGATGGTGACATCGGTGTCACCAAGCATCTCAGGGACGCGGCTACCCTGCGGATATTCCACGGAGAGCATGCTGCTGAACGTGTCAGACCAATCGGTTGGCACCGCGAAGTCGAAGGCAGAACCGTCGCCGGTGATATCGTACAAAGCAACATCGGGAGAGAACCGGCTGTAGTAGACAGCTGCATCATCGATCAGCTTGTCCATCTCGATGTTATCGATGCCACCAGCCCGGTCAGGCGTGCCGTGGCTGCCGATGTTAGCTTGAACGAGGCTGCGGATCGCTGCTTTGTCGAACGACATCTACGTCTTCCCCTCGAAGACTGCCGTGATCGTGATGCTCGGACTGGCAGCACCGGTCACATTGAGCACCATCCTCAACCGACCACCGAGGTAGATCATGCTGACAGTCTGAGTCTGATTGAGGCCGTCGCTCTCCGGACCTCCTGTGGGTGTCATCGCCGTGAAGCTGTCGCTACGATCGATCCAGGTGCCGGTCCTCGGGTCCTGCACCTGCACCTTCGGTGTCCACGTGCCGGCCTCGACATCGGCCTTGATGTAGAATCTGCCCTCAATGAAGCCATCCACCGCCAAGATACCGGAGGCGGCATCGTCGACGATCAAGGTGACGTCGTTCCAGAGGTACTCGCTCTGTGTCACATGTAGAGCCACTTCCTGCCTCCTACCTGTAGTCTAGAGGCCCCTCCTGCAGGGCGGCAAAAACCGTCATCACCAGACCAGATACAGAGGGGGAGGCGGCCGAATAGCCACCTCCCCCAACTGACTTCTAACTCCGTTCGCTAGGCGCCGGTCGTTCCCACCATGCCGCGGTGATCGACAGGGTTGGCGCCCCAGAAGTGCCTCACCTTGTAGGTGATGCGGTCGCGGGTGAACTGCTCGCCCACCAGCGGGGTGCCCATGTCCTGCGTGAAGATCTCCGGCTCCTCTCGGCCACCGAGGAAGCCGACCTCGATCATCGGGATGTCACCCGGGTCGGCGACGAGGAACCACATGTCCTTGGCGTCGACGGTGTTGCCGTCGGTGACAACGTTGCCGTACTGCTGCCAGTAGTTAACGATCATCATGTCCACTGTGCCCTTGTGGATGTTCCCAGAGGGACCGACGGTCGACGCGCTTTGAGCGAAGTCCGTGGCGATGATCATATCGGAGGTCAGCAGCCTGCGAGCAGCCGCCTCGTTCTCGGGAGAGACGATCAGGAGCCTGGGATCCGCAAGGATGTAGCTGTGGTTGCGGGCGCCGGTGTAGGTGGCTGTCGACTGTGCCGCCTGTGCTGACCGGAACCTCTTCTTGGCGTCGGTCAGGTTGGCATCGTTGAGAGCCTGGGCGGCCGTGGCCACGTCCCCGACAAGGTTGCCTGGAGCGCGGGCGGCTGCCGTGTCGAACAGCCTGTCGGTGAGACCACCGGTCAGGTAGGTGGACTCGGCCGGGTTGAGGATCAGGAAGTCGAACACGGTCACGTAGATCGTGCCCGCGGCCGCACGCCCCAGCTTCTGGGGAAGCGTCCTGAACTTTCCGATGTCATCGTTGATGATCATCTCGATGGTCAGAGACGCCTTGCCCTGCGCCTTCAGGGGCGTGTAGATGGCCTCTTCCTCCGGCAGGGGGTTCTCAGTCAGGTCGGCGTAGGCCGCGATATCCTCGGCCGAGCCACCGGCACCAGTACCGCGCTGCAGGAGCGGGAACTCACCGAGGCGCTCCCTCTTCTGCTGACGGAGGTCGCTCACGTTGCCGGGGGAGGCGATGCGCCGCCACTCCTGCAGCTGAGGCATGGCGTACTCGGCAAGGGCTCGCCGGGTGATGCTGTCACCGAGGATGGCCGCAAAGTCGCCTGTGACCATGGGACCGGCCTCGAGCATCCTCTTGCCGACATTGGCGTTCCAGTCGCCGGAGTCGTACCGAGCCGCCTCGGCGAGGATCGAATAGGGGTTGGTGCCGAAGGGATCGGTACCGGTGATGCTATGGAAGGCGTGACGGATGTGCTGGAAGGGGCGGACGCCGTCCACCGGCTTGCCACTGAGCAGGCCGTCCATCGCCTTGCCCCACTGGTCGTACTGGGACTCGCCGGAGCCCGCATCGGACCACGGGACGCTGGCCGGTGGCTGACCCACAGCCATCGCGTCGAGGGTGTCCTTCTCCTCCTCCAGCTCGGCCTCCAGAACCTGCTCGCTGACGACCTCGCCGGAGTGCCGCTTGCGGACCTTGGCCTTGACAGGCTCCGGAAGGTGAGTCTCCGCCAGCTTCTTCTCGATCATCGCCTGCGAGGCCTGCAGAGCCCGCTCCTGCTGGAGCTGGCCCACCGCCTCGGTCAGCTGGGTGATCTGATCCGGGTCAGCTGGGATCTCCGCCGCCTCTTCGACGGCTTCGGCCTCGGGTGCCGGATCTGGGTCTGTGTCCACAGTGGTCTCTTGGCTGCCTTCGGTGGGGGCGTACTTCGTGGCGACGGCCTGCTTCAGGTCGTCCCTACCCTCGATAGCGGCCAGGAGGTCCTCTGCGGAGATGTTGTCGAGAGACATTAGCTCTTCAACCTCCTTGGACGTTTTCTCCGAGGCAACCAGTTGGTCAATTGATCCGCCGGCGCTTGCCTCGGTGACAGCGTCGACGGAGTGGACCCTGTGTATCTCAGTGACCTCGCGGGCCATAGTGCCGTTCATCATCTTCGGCTGGCGCCGGCCACTGATGTTGACTGACAGCTGGATGAGATCAGGCTTACCCTGAGCATGAGCCTGACGGATGATGTCGGCCACGGGGCCGTCCATCAGGTGTAGTGTGGCCTTGACCTTGCCACCGTTCATGCTCTGGAAGAACTGCGGGTTGTCATACCAGCCGATGATGTCTTTGACGGAACGCTCCGGCCTCTCCTTCATCTCCGACAGCGTCGGGTGGTCGGCAAAGGCCTTCACGCCGTGGAACAGCTTCGTGTGAGACTGCAGGAGCTGCGGGCTCCAGTAGTTGCGGTTCTTGCTCATGCCAGCCTCGATGAGAGTGACACGGTAGACGTTATCCGCACCCGCCAGAGCTTCCTCGATCTGGCCAGAGAAAGTCTCACTGATCAACTCGCCTGAGGACTCCGTGATGACAGCAGCATGCTCGTACGGGCAGTTGCCATCACAGTCGTCGTGTTCGGAGGTCTCCGACTCGACTACCTCAGCCACAGGGACTGCGTCGGAACCACCCACACTGATTTCGACAACGACCGGTACCCGTATGGGCTGCACTGACTCATGGGAGCCTCTCTTCATCATGCTCCTCATGTGCGACCGAAGGGCCTTGGCCTTCTCCGGCGAGATCATGCTGCCATCTCGCATCTTGATCTGGTTGGCCCGGCCCATAGCTACGAGCAGGTGGGGCATATCCACCTTGCCGCTGGCGTCCTTGATGGGAAGGTGGCGGAGCTTCCGGGGGAAGGTCTTCCCGTCCTTGTCCTTCTTGCCACCGGGCTCGATGAAAGCGAAGGAGCTGTCGGGGAGATCATTTACCTGAGCAGCTGACCACTCAGCCTCATCAACCTCGTCCTGCTCGTCATCCACCCCACTTTCACCGTCGTCCCCGACAGCCTCAAGCGCAGCACGCAGACTGGTACGGACGGCATCCGTGTCACCACTGCGAACAGCCAGCACGGCCTCGCTGACCAAGCCTGCCACCGTCTCCTTGGACTCCTTCTCAAGAACATCCTCGAGCAGCGCCACGGCATAATCCGTGTCGCCCTCCTTCAGGACGGTAACCACAGCTTCGATGACTTCTCTCACCTCAGCACCTCACTTGCTTCCTAGACATAGGTTAAGCCACCAACCCGCCGTGGCTGCAAATTTTAGATCCCCGATTCAGCCACGCTGACGCTGTCAAGCAGATCCTCGTCGAAGTGGGGAACACCGCGTGCCTGCATCTCCACGACGAGCGCCAAATGACTCGTGGCAAGCGTGTCATCACCGTCACGCAGCCAATCGTTGTGGAGGAGACGGTGGAGGCGGACTAATCCACCGCGGGTCTCTTTGGAGACGTCAGTGGCAGCCTCGAAGGAGCCATCGTGGTCTTGGCAATGGGCCCGGGCCTTGTCGACCGGCCAAGTTGCCTTCGGGTAGCGATAGGCCTGTACGGCACTACCGCCGCCCTTCTTGAAGCCGAAGATGCGATGGGGGCTGGAGTTGTTGTCGCGCCGGAAACGGACGAAGTCCCCCGGGTCTTCTAGGCGGCAGGCATGCTCGTTAGGATAAGGCATCTTCCCTCTGGGATCACCCTAAGTGGCAACCCCAGATGGCAGCAAATTTGCCTAGACCAGTTTGACGCCAGCCGATTTTCCCTTCACCTCTGGTCTCCACAGCTTGACAGGCTGGCCGCCTGTGGCACCGAGATCACGCAGGACCTCCTGCAGGAACGGCTGCCAGAACTGGTGGGCGACCTTGGCGGTATCGTACTTCATAGCAAACTTCCTCGCCTTGTGAGCCAGCTCCTTCGCCTTCTCCTTGTCCTGCAGAGTCTGGTAGGCCTCCTCCAGCGCATCGACAAGGCCCGGCTTGTGGTGACCGCAGTTGCTACAGTCACGGCCGAGAGCATCGGCAACGAACCACTGTGTGCTGAGAGTGGCCGTCACAGCAGCCGCAGGCTCAACTAGCCAGCCGGCGCCGACGTTCTCTGGCTGCGATGTAGACGCATTGGCCACGACCGGGATACCGCAGGCTTGGGCCTCGATCAGAGGGATGTTGAACCCCTCGCCGGCCGAAGGAGCGAAATAGACGTCGAAGGCGCTGTAGAGCTGGGCCATTGCCTCGCCTGGAAGGCCGACACGGTAGAAGTACGGATCCACCGTCTTCACGTATTTCCAATCGAGACCGTGACACTCGGCCATGTTGAGAAGGTTCGCCTGCTGTGGATCCTCGAACGGCAGGGCGTGGATGTAGAGGATCGCCTCCGGGTGCTTCTTCACGAAGGCTGCCACCGCCTTGAACGCCTCACCGAACCCCTTGCGGTGGATCGGTAGTCGGTTACGGTTGGCGGACACCATGCCGATAAGGAAACAGTCGGGGGGGAGGCCCATGGCCTTCTTCAGCTCGCGCTTGCCCCCTGGCGCCTCGTTGTAGACAGAGGTATCTATGCTGTGCGGGATGTAGGTTGACAGATAGCTGGAATCCGCCATCACACGCTTGCCGAACTCCGACATCGCTATCCGCTTCCATGACTTATCCAGCATCGTCCGGTTAGTAACCGCCAACGGCTCACCGTCGACAGGGACCCACGGGATCCAGCGGAAGTCGCCCGGCATGAACATCAACGTCCAGACGTCGATAAGGCTGATGCAGACATCCATTCGCATCTTCGCCATGTGCTCACCAACGATATGGCGCTGCAGCGGCTCGAGGTCGACCGGTGAGGCAACATGGTAAATATTGCCGTAGTTGACGGCGCCGGCCCTGAGCTCGGAGGCGGCACCGACGGCGATGAGGTCCACCTCCGGTAGGCCGGCCAGAGCAGGAACAGTGAGCGCTGTCTGCTGGCCGTAGCCCGTCGCTGCCCACATCGGAGCAGACAGCCAGAATATGCGCAGTCCCATCAGGCATCCCCTTTCAAATAGAGTCCCTACCTACCGTCCAAGCTCCTTCCCGACGGAGATCAGCTGTGACCATCATGGTCACCAACTCTTCGAACGTAGTCACCGACTTCCAGCCCAGCACCACCTTTGCCTTCGTGGGATCGGCACAGAGGTAATCATTGTCTTCCGGTCGTAGGTTATCGGGAGACATCCTGATGAAGTCACGCCAGTTGCTGACCCCCACCACCGCAAAGGCGGCAGCAACCAGATCCTCAACGCTGTGAACTACTCCGGTCCCAATCACATAGTCGTCAGGAGAATCCGCCTCGGCCATGCCTATAAAGGCCTTCACGTAGTCACCAGCAAACCCCCAGTCCCGCTGGGCGGCCATGTTCCCCAGCACCAAGTAGTCCTGTTTCTCAGCAATGATGCGGGCAACGGCCTGCGTAACTTTCCTAGTCACAAAGATAGGCGGACGACGAGGACTCTCGTGGTTGAACGAGATGGCACAGGAGACATGTAGACCATAGGACACCCGGTAGTTTCGACAGAGAAGGTGAGCCGCCAGCTTTGAGATGCCATAAGGCGAGGTAGGGATCATCAGGTCAGTCTCCACGAAGCCGCCGGAGCTGTTAGCATTCCCATACATCTCAGACGTAGATGCTTGGACCATCCGCGTCGAAGGCGAGAACGTCTTAATCGCCTCCAGCAGATTGAGCACTCCCTCGGTGTTGACCCTGAAAGTCACATACGGAGACTGCAAGGAGACCGGGACATTGGTTACCCCAGCCATATTGAACACCCAGTCCGGACGCTGGTTCTTGATTATGGCATTCACGGCGTGTGAGTCACTAACGTCGCCGCGGACAAACTCGACCTCCGGCATCTCCGACAGAAGGAACTTATCAAGGCGATCCTCGTCTTGACCCCGGTAGAGACCTAGAACCTCGTAGCCACGCTCAAGCAGCTCCTTCTGCAGGTAGAACGCATCTTGACCAGCGATCCCCGTCACCAGCGCTTTCATATCTTCCTCCAAAGACTGAACTGACACACGGACCCGTCGCTGCGAAATAGATTCTTGAGACTCGGCATCACGTCCTGTAGCAGAATTTCGTCCGAACCGGCTGCCCGTAGGATAACCCTGCCACGATGGATCCGCAGGCCCTGAGAAGCCAAGAGGCCACCATCCTCCAAGCTGCGGTAGATCACAGCTAGATCCGCCTCTATCCGCAAGGCTTCGTTGTGTTGCCACACCAAGTTCTCGAAAATCAGCGCGTAACGCTTCTCCGCGAGATCCTCGGAACTAGCGAAGATGACATGCTCCGTATCGCCCATCCACTCCCGAGCGAACCGCCGCATGTCTTCGTGAGGCTCGTAGCCATCAGCCTGCTGGTGAGAAAGATGCTTGAGCACTCTACCCACACCACAGCCGAAGTCCAGAATGCGTCCAGACCGACAAAGAGAAGAGATGGTCTCAGCATCCTTGAGGCCACCGAGCTCCCAGAAATCGTCATCTTGAGAAGGAGAGCACACCTGCTCCTTGGCCTCCTCCAACGTCTTCGGCTGCCAGTGAAAATGCTCTCTCACTCCACCCTCACCTCAGGAAGCGGCACGATCCAGCGGCCGCCGGCATCATGCCACGCCTTCTCCCGCTGACGGAACTCGTCAATGAACGCCCAAGCCAAGACCAGAAGGTAGTCAGGACTAGCTTCCCGCATCTCCCCCTCGCTGATCACTGGGATATCGCTGCCGGCGCAGAACTTGCCCACCTTCTTCTCGTTGCGTTCAGCTACGGCTTTGATGTGCTGGGGACCGAAGGCACAGTACTGCAGGAGGACGCTCCCCTTGGTCGAAGCGGCATAGGCGTACACTGTCTTTCCGTCCTCGTTAGCCTCCTCCACAATCCTCTGCAGCTGGCGCCGAGTACGCGCTACGTTGGACACGAACTGCTGGTAGGGGGATTCAAAGCCAAGCTCCAGATAGCCCTCCCACTCCCTGAGCGCGTGCAGCATGAACGAGGGCGAACGCAGGCCACGATCGACGTAGAGCCGGAGGCTACCGCCATTGACATTGTTGATCTCGGCATCGAAGGCACGGAGACCGTGTCTGGCCAAAAGATACTCCAGACTCTGTAGCGAATAGTACTCCAGATGCTCGTGGCAGATGTTCAGGAAGTCACCCTGCAGGAGCATCAGCGGGAGGTAGCTCAATTGGATAACGAAGACGCCGTCAGAGCAGAGGATCTTCAACACGCCCTCGACGAAGGAGTTAGGATCATCCAAGTCGTAGAACATGG